ATAAATCTTTATACTTAATGTCTAAAGATTTTAATTCTAATGTTTCCAAAGGTAACGTGCAAACAAGAGCAGATGTAGAAGAAGTATCTAAAGACAGTACTCCGTTTTAAGTACTAGCTTTAGTAAGGGGCCCATTTTTGGGCCCCATTAACAGAAAGAAGGATCTATGAAAGATAAATTTAAAAAGATATTTGAAGGATTGACTATTGCTTATGGTCAATACCAAAAAGGAGACCGCGGAGAAAACGGCAAACAAGGTGGTAAAGCATTTATAGTAAGAGGAAATGTTACTGATGATCTTTGGGAAAAACATTTAAAAGGAGAAGGTCCAGCTCTTGGTATTATACCTATTACAGAAAACAATACTTGTCGTTGGGGATGTATAGATATTGATCAGTATAATTTTAATCATCTTGATCTAATTACTAATATAAGAAAATTAAAACTTCCTTTAATTGTATGTCGTTCTAAATCAGGTGGAGCACATGTATTTTTATTTACAAAAGAATTTATATCAGCATCTTTAATGCAAGGAACATTAAAGAAGATGTCAAAGATGTTGGGTTATGAAGGATGTGAAATCTTTCCTAAGCAAACAGAAATATTAGTGGAACGTGGGGACACTGGTAATTTTTTGAACTTACCCTACCACAATGAAATGAAAGGATTAAGATATGCTATCAACGATAGTGGCGCCGGTTGTACACTTGAGGAATTTTTTAAGCTCTATGATCTTTATGCTTGCAAGGAAGAAGATCTTAAAGAAATCAAAATTGAAGAAAAGAAAATAGAAGAAGTATTTAAAGATGGACCTCCTTGCTTAAACAAACTTGCTAAAGATGGTTTTGGCGAGGGGTCTAGAAATAATGGATTATTTAATATCGCAGTTTATTTCAAACAAGCTAATCCTGATTCATGGGAAGATGAAATTGTAAAAGCAAATATAGAATATATGAATCCTCCTTTAAGTAATAGTGAGGTTCAACAACTTATTAAATCAGTAAATAGAAAAGGATATGACAAATACAGATGTAAAGATGCTCCTATTAATTCTGTATGTCAGTCAGGACTATGTAGAACAAAAAGATTTGGTGTAGGATTTGGAGAAGAGGCAATGCCAACACTTGGTAATTTAACTAAGTATGCATCTAAACCACCACAATGGTTTTTAGATGTAGGAGAAAATAGAATAGAATTAAAAACAGAACAACTTTATATGCCAGGATTATTTGCCTTAGCATGTTTAGATCAAGCTAATTTAGTTATTCCAATACCAAGTCCAAAAGATTGGAAACAACATTTTTTAAAACCAATGATGAATAATTTACAAGAAGTTGAACCATTGGAATCATTAGATCCTTTAAATGAAATGACTTCTTTATTACAAGATTGGACAACTAATAGACAGAGCGCAAGAACTATGGATGATATATTAAATAAACTTCCATACACAGATGATAATAGACAATATACTTATTTCAGAAGAGAAGACTTTTATAGCTTTTGTAAAAAGAATAATTGGGAACATGATAAGATTAAGACTGGAAACTATTTAACTCAATTAGATTGCTTTGTAGAAGAATTCAGACCTGCGATTAAAAACCAACAGCCTAGAGTAATTAAAATCAAAGCTATGAAAAAGGTTGAGGCTTCTGTGTCTAAAGTAAAATATCATGAGGATAGTTTCTAATGATGGTAGGCATCAATTGGTATATAATATTTAAAAAGAGAATTGAGTTCTTAGAAGATAAAAATAGAAAACTATTAATTAAGAATTCTTTTTTAGAAAGGAGGAAGAAAAAACGTGAAAACAATAATACTAGGACCACCAGGAACAGGAAAGACAACAACGTTGTTAAATTTGGTTGATGAATTTATCCAACAAGGTGTAAGACCTAAACAAATAGGATATTTTTCTTTTACTAAAAAAGCAGCCAGGGAAGCAGCAAGTCGTGCAGCTGAAAAATTTGCATTGGATCCGGAAACAGATTTATATAACTTTAGAACATTACATTCTTACGCATTTAGAATGTTAGGTATGAGTAAAGAAAAAATGTTAAAGTCAGAAGACTACAAAGAGTTTGGACAAAAATGTGGTATTCCAATTAAGACAGCAAACTTTTCTGATAATGATGGTACATTTAATTCTGATAATGAATATCTTACAATCATTAATACAGCAGCTGTTAAGAGAATAGATTTATTAGAGTATTATGATTCTAGAAAAAACTTATTAGATATTGAACGTAATACTTTATATTTAATTTCGGAAGAACTAAAAAGATTTAAACAAGAAAAAGGATTAAAAGATTTTAACGATTTGTTAGAAGACTTTATTTCTCAAGATATTAATCCAAGCTTTGAAGTATTGTTTATTGATGAAGCGCAGGATTTATCTTTATTACAGTGGGAGATGGTTAGAACTTTATGGAAGAATTCTAAAAAGACTTATATTGCAGGAGATGATGACCAAGCTATATTTAAATGGGCTGGAGCTGATGTAGATCATTTCATAGCATTAAAAGAAGAAGTAGATAGTATTAAGACATTAGAACAGTCTTATCGTATTCCAGGGGGACCTATTCATGAACTATCACAAAGAATTATTAGTAAAGTACAGAATAGATTTGATAAACAATATAAACCAAGACAAGAAGAGGGTATTTTAAGAAGGTATTCAGACATTACACAAGTAGATATGTCTCAAGGTAATTGGTTAGTATTATCATCAGCTAATTACTTTTTAGATGATGTTAAAGAATTGTGTGAATTAAGAGGTTGGTATTATCAATACAAAGGTCAAAACTCTATACCTTTAAAGCTATTATTAGCCTTATATAATTGGGAATCTTGGAGAGGTGGATGCTATTTAAGTAGTTTAGAAATCAAGAATATATATGAATATTTAGGGGCCAATGTATTAGAAGGGTTTAGAAAGGGAAAGACTTTACATTCTGAAACAAAATATACTTTAAGAGAATGTATGGAGAAATATGGATTAACCACAGATAAGGTTTGGTATGAATCGTTTGAGGGTTTAGATAACCTCACCGAGAACTACATTCGTAACATGAGGGCGAATGGAGAGAAGATAAATAAAAATCCTCGTATAATAATGTCAACAATACATGGAGCAAAAGGAGGAGAAGCCGATAAGGTTTTATTGCTACAAGATATAACTAACGCTGCTTTAGAAACGTTTAGTCAAGACCCTGATGAATTACATCGTTTATTTTATACAGGTGCGACAAGAGCGAAGCGTGAATTACATATTGTAGATCCAAAGAACTTTGATCGCGCTTATTTAATATGATTAAAATAGAACAAGTAGATAAAGAAAAAGATAATAATTATTTTGTTGTTTACAAATTAGGCAAATACGTACATACAACTGCTGGAACAGCGAAAGAAATTTTAGAATATTTTAAAGAAGCTATGAAAGAAAAAAATGTCAAATAAAACATTTTTTAAGCAGGTAGGAGGCCGACATTATCGATCTATGAAGGTGCAGCCTTCTGTATTTATAAATAAAAATAATTTACCGTTTGCGGAAGGTAATGCAATAAAGTATATCTGTAGACATAGATTGAAAGGAAAAAAAGAAGATATATTGAAAGCAATACATTATTTAGAAATGATATTAGAAAGAGATTACAAATGAGAAATACTCAAGCACCTTTATTTACACCCGATACTGAATGGGTTATGCCTGAAGAACTAAGAGATCTTCGCGGTCATAAAGAAATAGCAGTGGATTTAGAAACCAATGATCCGCAATTACTTGAACTCGGATCGGGGAACGTGGTTGGTCGTGGTCATATCGCGGGTATTTCATTAGCAGTTGAAGGTTGGTCTGGTTATTATCCTATAGGTCACGAACAAGGTGGCAATCTAGATAAGAAATTAGTTTTAGGTTGGCTTCAAGATTTATTCAATCAACAAGATACTAAGTTTATATTTCATAATGCTATGTATGATACATGTTGGTTAAGATCTTCTGGATTAAATATTAAAGGTAAGGTTGTAGATACTATGATTGCAGCATCTTTAATTGATGAAAACAGAATGAGTTATCGTTTAGATACATTAGCAAAACATTACATAGGTATTGGTAAAGACGAAAAGGTTTTATTACAAGCAGCTAAAGATTATGGATTAGATCCTAAGAAAGATATGTGGAGATTGCCTGCATTGTTTGTTGGTCAATATGCTGAAAGAGATGCTGAGTCTACTTTAAAACTTTGGCAAAGATTAAATATGGAAATGCATAATCAAGAGTTGATGGATGTATTTAATTTAGAAACAAAATTATTTCCTTGTCTTGTTGATATGAGATTCAAAGGAGTAAGGGTTGATCTTGAAAAAGCTGATAAAATAAAGAAAAATTT